AAGAAAGCAGGTAAACAATTTGTGGCGCAGCCCAAAGGAATTGCTGCAAAGACTGCGAGATTTAGATGACCACTAGCGGCTCAACCGACTTCAACCTAGAATTTACCGACATCGCTGAAGAGGCGTTTGAACGGGCTGGGCGAGAGATGCGTTCGGGCTATGACCTGCGTACGGCTCGTCGATCCATGAACCTCTTAACGATAGAGTGGGCGAACCGTGGTATTAACATGTGGACTATTGAGCAAGGCTCAATAAATTTAGTGCAAGGCACTGCAACGTACAATTTACCAAACGACACCATTGACTTGCTTGAGCACGTTTTAAGAACGGGAGCTGGAAATTCTTCAACGCAAGCTGACCTCACACTTACCCGGATTAGTGTATCCACCTACGCCACAATCCCAAACAAACTTACTCAAGCACGACCGATACAAATTTACATCAGCCGCAACTCCGGTGCTACGTACCCCGCAACCAGCAGTTATTCTCCAAGTGCAACAGCCTACCCACAAATTACAGTCTGGCCTGTCCCTGACCAAGGTACCCAAGGTTCCCCATATTACCAAGTAGTTTATTGGCGTATGCGCCGAGTACAGAATGCTGGTGATGGTATTCAAACCCCTGATATGCCGTTTCGGTTTTTGCCTTGCATTACCGCAGGATTGGCTTACTACATAGCTATGAAGATTCCTGAAGGTACAGATCGTTTACCAATTTTAAAAGCCGAATACGAATCTCAATGGCAGTTAGCTGCTGGTGAAGATAGAGAAAAAGCTGCAATTAGATTTGTGCCACGGCGTGCGTATATTGGTACTGGAGGGCAACGGTAATGCCCAATCAGTTTGCATCAGGTAAATGGGCTATTGCACAGTGCGATAGGTGTAACTTTCGCTATAAACTGAAGCAACTGAAGTCGCTCGTTATTAAGACCAAAAACGTTAATATTCTTGTCTGCCCTGAATGCTGGGAACCCGATCAGCCACAGCTTCAACTTGGCATGTATCCCGTGTATGATCCACAAGCTATCAGGAATCCACGGGTTGATTCAAACTCGTACTATCAGGCTGGTATTGATGGGTTGCGTGTTGAACCAGTAAACGATGATTCTAGCCAAGATGAGCTTGGTACGATTACAATGGGTAGCCGTATTATTCAATGGGGGTTTAACCCTGTTGGTGGTTCAAGATGGTTTGATGCAGCATTAACTCCTAATAATCTTGTTGGGGTTGGAGCTGTTAATTCAGTCACAGTTTCTTAGGAGTTTATGATGGACAAAGCAGATCTTAAACAAGATAAAAAGATGATTGCTGGTGCAGTGCACAAGCATGAAAAGAAAATGCACCCCGGTAAACCCATGACCAAGCTTAAAAAGGGTGGGCCTACCGGAGAAATGATGCGTAAAATGGGCCGCAACATGGCGCGTGTGCGTAATCAAGGGAGCAAATAATGGCTACGTACAGCATGAAAAAAGGCGGTAAAGAAGTTGGCCCTGCGTCAACTTACGCCGAGCCGCATACAATGAAGGGTCAAAAACTACACGCTGAAGAAAATCCCGGATCGGGGCCAGACCACAGCGATGTAGAAACTTTGTGTATGAGCGTTGGTACATACACTAATAAGTTGGGAAGGCCAATTAAAACCGACGGTGTTAAAATGCGCGGTGCTGGGGCTGCTATTAAAGGCACAATGAGCCGAGGACCGATGGCGTGAATTATACGGAGTTAAAGAAAGCAATCCGGGGATACGTTGAGAACGATTTCCCTACGATTACTTTTAGCGATTCCGCTACGACATTTACGTCAGATGAACAACTTGCGCGTTTTGTTGAACAAGCTGAGCAACGTATTTATAACACCATACAGTTCCCTTCGTTGCGTAAAAACATGGTTGGTTCTGTTGTAATTAACAATCCGTATGTAGCTTGTCCCGACGATTTTCTTGCGCCATATAGTTTTGCTGTAATTGATGCTAATGGGCGTTATTATTATTTATTAAACAAAGATGTTAATTTTATTCGTGAAGCTTACCCAACCCCTACAGGAGCGGGTAACACAGGGCTACCAAGACACTATGCTATTTTTGGCCCTAAAGTAGCTAGTTCGGTTATTACCAATGAATTAACATTTTTTCTTGGTCCTACCCCCGACGCCAATTATCAGGTAGAACTACATTTCTACTACTACCCAGAATCAATTACCACAGCAGGAACAACATGGCTTGGTGATAATTTTGACACGGTTTTGTTTTACGGTGCTCTTCAGGAAGCTTATACGTTTATTAAAGCTGAACCGGATATGATCGCTAGGATAGATACACAATATAAAGAAGCTCTTGTACTAGCTAAACGTCTTGGTGATGGTATGGAGCGTCAGGATGCTTACCGTTCTGGTCAAGTCCGCTATCCGGTAAAGTGATATGGCAATTATCCAAACCATGTGCACGAGCTTTAAGGCAGAAGTTGCCCAAGGGCTTCACAACTTTACAACGGGGACAGGTAATGTTTTTAAAATTGCTTTGTACGTTGCAACAGCCACCCTCAATGCAGATACTACTATCTACACATCCTCTGGGGAAGTATCGTCGAGTGGAACCAATTACACCTCCGGCGGGATTGCACTTACAAACATCACACCCACAACGTCAGGAACAACCGGATATTGGTCATTCCAAAACGCCACGTTTTCAAACGTTACTCTTACGTGCGCGGGGGCTTTGATTTATAATTCTATCAACGGTAACCGTGCCGTTTGCGTTTTAAACTTTGGTTCTACAATAACCAAAAATGCTTCTAATTTGGTAATTACTTTCCCATCTATGGGCGCAACCGATGCTGTTTTAAGGATAAGTTGATGGCAACCGTTTTTACAACCAAAGGTGACTTAGATGAATCGCTTCTTGAAAAACGTGAAGGATTCATAGATAATGACCACGAGTATACTACGTGGGTAGAGTATTGGCATGAAGGGGAGCTTGTTCATCGTTCCGCACATGTCATGTTAAAAAAAGCTGCTGTATGGTTAAATCCTGAAGTGGCAGCGATTGGGTAACTTTAAAGGAATTTAAAATGGCAAACACACAATCGATGTGCACTTCGTTTATGGGAGAAGTTTTAACAGCTACCCATAACTTTGGCACTGCTCCTACTCGTGGTACTTCCGCAGCAGATACATTTAAAGCAGCTTTGTATTTGACTTCAGCAACTGTTAATGCAGCAACTACAGCATACAGTGCAACTAATGAAGTCAGTGGAACTAATTATACTGCGGGCGGAGTTACGGTAACAAACGCTACGGCACCAACGGCAACTAACTCGTCTTCTACAGCAGGTGTTGCTTACTGGACGCCGTCTGCTTCAATTACGTATACTAACGTAACATTGTCTTCGGCTTTTGATGCGGTGCTAATTTATAACAGCTCGCAGTCAAATAAAGCAGTTAGTGTTCACACGTTTGGTTCGCAGACGATCACGGCTGGTACGTTTACGCTGACAATGCCAAGCAACACGACGACTACTGCGTTGTTGAGACTGTCCACGACCTAATTTCTTTTTAGGGGTAGCCCGTGGCTAATTTTGGCTGGGGTTCAAACCCGTGGGGCTACGATGGTTGGGGTGGTGTTGGTGTTGACGTTGCGTTAACGGGCGTTGCCGCGTCTGGTAATGTAGGGTCTGTTACTGAAACTAACTCTCCCACTGAAGATGGCGTAGTCGCTACTGGCGCAGTTGGTTCTGTTGGTTTAACCGTTACGGTTGCACTGACAGGCGTTGCTGCGTCTGGTGCGGTGGGTGATGTTGTATTTAACTTCCAACTTCAAGGTGTTGATGCCACAGGCGCAGTTGGAAATGTAGCAGTTGGTGAACGTCAAATTTCTTTGACAGGTGTTGGGGCTACAGGTGCAGTTGGTGATGTAACTGGAGAAATAAACCCTGTTGAAGATGGTGTAGTTGCCACGGGGAATGTTGGCTCTGTTAATTTAATTATAGCTGTACCCCTTTCCGGCGTTGCTGCTGATGGTTTAGT